CATCCGCTGCCTCCGCTCTTAAGATTTCATCTTCATAAAGTAATTTTAAATTTTGTGTTCGATCAGGTGCATATTTCATACTAAGATAATAAGATAAACCTGCACACATACATGGAATATAATAATAAGGAACATCCGCCGCATTCGTATAAGCGCCGGCATCTTCTATTCGGCTCATGTAGTAAAATTGAATTCTGTCTCCGGCCTGACTAGAACTTGGAGTTGTGTATAAAGTAACTGTAACTTTATCTATAAATCTTTGAACCCAGTATTGTGAGGGTTGTCCTAAGGCTAATTTATTTGATAAAGCAGAATATGTTGATCTTGAAATTTTTGTTAAAGGACTATCGGATTGACTTGTTGTACCTGCACTACTTCTATAAGATGCTTCAAAAATATCATCGGTACCATATAAAGCGGCACCTGCACTATTTAATAAAGTTGAAGTTCCATCGGCACTTGAACGATAACCAATGTATTCATTAGTAGAAGCGACAAGAGTTAAATAACCATCTCCAATTTCCCAGAGATGAATTCCTCTGTTGGCCCACTCTTGAAACATAATATTCAACGAGCGTCTGGCAGTTTTTAACTGGTAACCAGCGACTCCTCTAATACCACATCTCTCGAAAGCCTCTTCAATAATATCATCAATTGCAAACGTTTTCCCGAACGTTGCTGTTCCGGAAGTAGTATTAGCCATTTAGCCTCCTACGCTCCAGTAATTGTTACTGTAACACTTCCGCCTGCTCCAGCTAAATTGTAAACAATTCCATCCTTAAATACAATACCTGAACCTGGAACATAAACTGCTAATCCTTCAGTTCCAAATTTAAAAGTTGCTTTTAAATTACCAGCTGCTGCAGCTCCTGATGTCGCGGCATCATATAAAAGTAAAGTAGACGCTGCTATTCCTAATCCTTGAATAGACGTGACTCTGGCTCTGCCTGCTCTTGAAAGAGTATCTGCTCCTATTGTAGCTAAGTTAAGGGTTGTTTGGTCACTTGTAAAACTTGACATATTTTTATCTCCTTAAAAAGTGCTCCCGAAGGAGCACTTTAATTAATTATTAACCAACGTCAGCGTTTTGAATATAAGTAACTGTTAACCAACCAACACCTGCTCCCAGGTTATCATAAGTTAAAAGTAATCTTCTATCTGTTGTACCAACGTCTGCCCATGCATCAACTCTCGCTTTATTAGCTCCAGCTGTAATATCAATAATACCTAAAGTACCACCAGCTATTGCTTGAGCTGCTGTAAATGCAGTTGCGTCGCCCACATAACCTAAGCCAACTGTACTTCCAACTCCGCTCCATATAACACTTACACTTAATGCTGCAGAAACCAATTGGCTATTTGCAGGAATTATAATATTTGTTGTAGAAGTAGCAGCTACTTGAGTAATAGCTTCTGTTTGTGACATTAACACATGACCTGTATTTTTCATATTCGTCCCAACAGTAGTACCTGTAGTATATTTAATACCACCGGCTAATATTGGACCCGAAAAAGTTGTATTTGACATAATATTCCTCCTAGAATATTTAAATGTAGTCCCTAGGGGATAGTCGACTATACGCGTCTACATTTAAGTTTTATTTAATAATGTATAGTGATTAAAATATATATGAAATTTGAGTAGAGTGCAAGAGATCCTACAGTAAAAGTACGATTTCAGCGATGTGGCGTTTATCTAAGTTGCCACAGAAACTTGGGCAGCTGAATCACTGATTTTGTTTTCTCTATCAGCAACTTTAAACTCTTCAGCTTTGATCTGGGTGATGATACTTCTAATTTTCTCATCAATGTCGACCATATTAAGAGTATATTTTCCGTGTTGATTATACTCATACTGCCACCCTAACTCCAAGGACCGTTTTTGTTTGTACAGGTCTTCGGTCATGATTAACCTCCTCATAGGTTATTCTACGGGTGTCTCGAAACATTCCCGTTGATTCCCATTTTACACTTTTTTCTCCCACTTTGTCAAGCACTGCTTGCTCAATAGATTCAGCATTATCTTCCGCTAAAACTTCAAATTTAGCGTGGTAATCATAAGCCCATATGTGTACTAGGAAATTTTTCATATATTCACCCTTATAAAGTAAAAAGGGGCCGTTTTAAGGCGGCCCCTTAATTTGTTAGTTATTAAGCACCTTCAACACCGTAGATACCTCTAGGGTCGGATACTCCAAACGAGTATCTTTCTCTAGCTTTGTATCTTACGTTGCCTGTTGAGAAATCGCCTTCCATTTTAGTTTGGATAGGTAATCTTTCAAAGTACTTCATACCATTAGGCACGTCAGTGTTAATGTACCAAGAATCAGTATCTGTTAGATAGTGATTTACTCTGTATCCTTCAGGGATCATTCCCATATTCTTAAGAGCATTGATATCATTATCAGCTGTACCAACTCTACCTTGAGATTTTAACAATCTCTCAGCATTGAATTGGTTTTCAGAAGGAACAATCATTTTCATTCCTCTAGCTGCGATTTTAAGACCTCTTTCATCAGTTAGTGCAGCAATGTCAATCAATGCTTGCTCTAGTGATGTTTCGTTAAGATCTGCCTGTGTAGTTAACGTGTTTGAAAAAGTACCAGCGATTGTTGGGTGTGCTGTATTGAACAAAGACACGGCATCGCCAGAATCATAGTTATCTGTAGTAGGTAACCCTTGATTCAAAGGCACTGCGGCTTTGATCTGTTTAGCATTTGCCATCGATCTCGCTAGCGCTTTTGTATAACGAGACGAAAGTCTGTCATACAAGTTGTCTTCCATTGCTTCTTCAGTCAAAGCGAATGCAAGAGCCACTGTTTCGTTAGTGTATCTTGCAGTAAATGTTTCTTGTGCATTGTCATATGCAACAGCCGAACCCTCAGGTTTGACATATGCATTAGCAAAGCCAGATAACATTACTTCTTCTTCAAAAGCTCTGTCAGATGATTCAGTAACATAAATTTCTTTATGCTCCTGGTCATATCTTTTGTATTCCAAGCCGAATAGTGCATTCAAACCTGGCTCTAGTTCTTTAACTAGTTGTTGTCGTGATATTGCCATAATTTATTTACTCCTATTAAGCCGCACCGGCAGTTCCAGAACCAAATAAATGTTCACAAATCTGAACACGCCAATTTACATTAGCTGCTCCGATTTCGTCATTTTCTGGGTCTCTAGAGACACCGATAACTTTAAGTTGTGCTGGACCTGCTCCAAAAGTATCTGCAGATTCAGCGGTTGATAATCCGTCTCGAGTTCTACCACCATTCGAAGCAAGATCACAAGTCATGTAAATGTCTGCTTGAGCAGAAGCACCTGCAGCAGCTGATTGAATTTCAAACATCTGCATTGGGCTGTCATAAACAAAACCCTCGATATCTTTACTTGAAGGAGGTGTTACACTCCCAGGATAGTAGTTCTTAAACGTAGGTTTTAGTGTAGTCGGATCAACATAAAAACATCCCCAGAAAGCACCCACATTTAAAACGTCAGTGAGACCAGCAATATCAATATATCCAGTAGTAGTTGCGCTTACTAGAGAACCTTGATACATCGCGCTGGCTTCACCGGCATCAATCCAATGTGAACTGAATCCAGTAGAGTCATCTTGTTGTCCAACTGTCTTTAACGGTCTAAGACCGAAAGCGGCATCTTTATTTGCCATAGTTGTTTCCTCCGTTGTCACCTGTCCCGAAGGACCTCCAGTGACGGTTAATTTAAATTCGTTGATTAGTAATTGTTAAAAAACTCTTACTTACCACCGAAAGATTTGCTAGAGCGGCTATCATAGCTGATAGGCATGCTCGGGTGCTGTTCCTTCAGTAAATCGGTTTTGAGAGCATCATCTCGTTCTTTAGCTTTGTCGCTATAGTACTTCTGACGTGCCTCGGCGATCTCGTCTGGTATTCTGGCCAGCAACAGACCTCCAACTCCAATCACTCCCTTGTGTTTGCCGTCTTGTATAATTGGATAATCTGTGTCTTTGTACTCTGACGCCATAACTAAAACATATCCTGATCTTAATTTACCAGCAATATTTTTAGTGTCATCAAAGCCTAAACTTTCAGCTCTTATCCATCTATGTCGAAATCCATCCGGCGCAGGTGGTGAATCTAAAGCATTCGGTTGTGTCCAAACAACAGGTCGCTTTGTAGCTTCCCTTGTTTCTGACGCGCGAGAGTCTTTTTTAACTTCATCTGTAACTTTTTTAGTTTCAGTTTTAGTTTTTATCATATGCATTTACTCCTCTACTACGTTTAATTGTTTAGCATATTCTTCAAGTGGCACATTCAATTTTTTAGCAATTGCTACCTGTGATGATGTGAGTGTCACAGTTTTGCGACCAGTACCTCTTTTAACGTTTCGCGTAGCTGACGCTACAGTTTGTGTAGGTTTAGTCGTTTGTTCTGTTACATTACCAAATTTATGGGGAAATTCAAGTTTTATTCTTCTATCTAATTCTCCATAATAATCCTCAGATTGAGGATCATAGCCCTCCTCTTCAACCAATTTTTTGTGCATATCAAAAGCAGTATAAGTCATGGCATTATCGCTGCCAAACCACTGATTTTTCCCTGCCCATTCAGTTGCTCTTGCATCTGGTTTTGGTCTTTGAGGATCTTGTTGAATATTAGTTTGTTGATTTAATTCACTCTTCTCTTTAGGTTTTCTAGCTTCTTGATTAACCTTCATTTCAGCCAGTCTTGCTTCTTCATAACCAAGTTTAGCAATTTCTTTTTGTGCATCAACTTCGTCGTTTATATTTCCAGCTTCTCTTGCAGTCGTTAATTTTCCTTTAGCTGCTTCAAGACTTGAAGTGATTCGACTCTCCATTTCAGATACATATCCTGTATCTAATTTAGACAATCTCTCTTTTAAAGTTTTTTGTTCTCCAATAACTGTACGAGCATAACGTGTTGCTTCATCTCTTTGACGTTCAGATTCACGCATACGTTTAGTAAGTTTGGCGATTCTTTTTTTAACGCCTTCCCCATACTCTTCGAGTTCTTTTGCTTCTTCTTTAGGTGCTTCTTCTTTAGGTGCTTCTTCTTTAGGTGCTTCTTGTATAAGTTCTTTAGGTGCTTCTTCTTTAGGTGCTTCTTCTTTTACTTCTACTTCACCTTCCGGTTTGACTTCAGGAACCGCTACTTCTTGTGCTCCTTCTGTAACCTTTTCTTCAGGTAAAGTAACTTCCACATCAGGTCCATCTGATGGCAAGTCTATCATGTTATCTTTTTCTACGTTTGGCATAGTTTCTCCCTATGGTTAATATTCATGCAAGATATCCTCTGGATTCTTGATGGTTGCTAAAACTTCATCGTCGTTCAGCAAACGAACTTCACCGCCTTCTATTTTTATTCTAGAGCCTGCATAACGTGCAAACATTACCCAGTCTCCTACTTTACACCATGGTCCTTTAGGAAATCTTTCCTTATCTTGATAGGCATGGGGTCCTACTGCTAATACATTTCCACATTGAGAAGCAACTTGTTGTTTCTCAAGAGTAGTTTCACCCATAATAATTCCACCTTTTGTTTTTTGATTCATTTTAAAAGGTAAAATTAATATTCTCCAACCTGTTGGTTGAGGTAATTTTGTTGACTCTTCAGTTACTTTTTCTGGTTTGGATTTTTTTACACCAACAAGATCATTGTTTGGTGTTAATATCGATGACTGTTCCTGTGTTTTCATTTTCTTGTGGCTCCTTGTCCGTTAGCAGGGTAGAGATTTCCTGTAAAATTCCTTCGTAAGCACGAAGCTGTCCTACCATATATTGGTATTTTTCATGGTTGTCAACCTGTCCATTTAATAAAAAGGTTTGCACATTTTTTTGTGTTTCTTCAACTTGTTTTTTGAGTCTGTAAATTAAATTTACGCCGTCCATTATTTTTTAGTTTTGACTGATACTCCTCCACTAGGATAACCAAATTTATTATTACCTAATACCGGTTTGTAACCAGATACTTTAGTTAAACCACCCCCTGCATGAAAACTTCTTAATGTTTTTGCAAGAGAGGCTTGTTTCTTGGTTCTAGTTGAAGCGTCACTTCCTTTCTTTAAAACTTTATTTGCAT